TGGACAACGACGATCCGCCCGAGCGTTATGAAAATCAAGTGCATTATCGCTGCACGCGCTGTGGCAACTTGTGGATTCGTCCTGTTACAGAGAATGGCTATCAGGGCAAGCCGCGCCTTTGGATAGAGCGTTGAGCGTTACTCCATAAACCACGCGCGCCGCATGACTTTGTCGGTCATTGACCGATAGCGCGGACGTATCGCCGATGGCATTATCAGCGTGCAGGTTCCGACCTGCGTTCCTGATGTATCCCTCCCCCGCGCCAATGCGGATTCGGGCCGCCTCTATGACACAGGCGGCCTTTTTTTGAGCGAACGCTTGTGGAGTTACGATGGCACTCGAATATATGTTCGACGAGACGATCGGACAGCTGAATAGCCAATCAGCGACTGAACCTCAGATTAAGCGCTACCAAGCGCTCTGGAACGAAGCTGTGGCGCACCCCGGATACGTGTTGCCCTGTCCGAGGTGCTATCTCAAAGGAAGATCAAGCCGCTTGAAGTCACTCAGTGACGAAGGAGTCGTTGTCTGTGAAGCATGCGGCAACAGGTTCGAATACGACAATCCTGAGGCCCAGTAACCGTTTGGCCGTGACTGAATAGCCGAGTAGCTTACTGTGTTCGACGCTTCAAGTCCCTAATGTTAAGCTGCGATCAACGAATCAAGATTCGATCAGGACAGGGAACTTGTCTGCTAGAACGAACCAGCATCTATTACTTCGAGGTCGCAGCTGAGCCAGGACAGCCGCAACGATACGTCGCTGAGGATGGCACGTTAGTCGATGCGGATACGAACCTATGGAAGTTGCGCACGTTCGCTTCCGCTAGCCAAGCGCACAAGTTCTTCGAGATGATGAATGGACGCTACGCCGGTCTTTCTCTCATGCTACGTTGTCGTCGGCGAGGCGACTGACGCCTTTGCCGCATCGCCTCTCGTTCAAGCTGTGATGGAGGCGCGTTTCCATACCTCATGCGGCGCACGCGATGACGGCGATGGAATGAAAACCTCCCATACCGTCGCACAAAGAGCGCATTGATATCGTTCGAGCGAGCCAATGCTATGGTTCGACCTGTTAAGCATCTGTAGATCGCCGTGCGGCAGCACGGTGAATGGGAGCCCGATCAGGGCGTCGCAGGATTTGCAAGTCGGCATCGAACAACTAGCTAACAGAGAGTGAAACCCTTGGACGCTGTCAATTCCGCATCCCCGCTTCATCACGACGTTAGCATACTAGCTGAACTGCACCGGAGGAGTCGTCCGTGTAGCGCCTATTGTGGCGTCGGATGCCGCGCCTGAAGGGGATCGGATGCCGTTATAACGGCGCACCGATCATTCCGTGCCGCCTCCGCCGCCCTCAGGTTCAGACGGTGGGAACGATTGATCAATTACATCTGGAGATGTTTCAACGGAAGCTGTTGTTCCGGTATTAAGCTGCGCGACAGAAAGTCCACTGCTGATGACTTGGGAGCCAATCTCTAACCGGCCATAGAGTATCGAGACAGCATTACCCTGTCCTGTGGTATTTACAGCGCCATTGAAGGCATATGACGGACGGTTCCCAGGCTGCTCCGCTGGTGTTGCGGTCTCTGGATTACCCGCGAGCAATTGTGCTGCGCCTCCTAATGCCAGAGACACGCCTGTGCTAAAGGCGATCGACGACACCGCCGCGCTTAGACCGGGAACATAGAACGATGCGCCGATTAACGCTGCGCCGAGAATGATGGATCCAAATCCGCTTGTCGATCCAGCGGTCACCGGCACTATGCGAATTAATTTCCCGCCTGGATAGCCTAACTCTTCGTTTTTTGGATAGGGTCGTTGCCGAGCCAGATGCGATACCCAGGAGACGAGTGCTTAATCAGGTGCGCCTTAAACCCCGGCACTACAGCGCTAAGAAAGCGCACGGCTTCGCCCGCTGACCGCACGGCGACGTGATAGCTTTTTCCGAACTTCGCGCGCAAGTGTCCGTATAACCGAACTTCTATTAGCGGATCGTTCTTTAAGACTGCCGTAGTCATCTTAATGTCTGGTCGGCGATGTCGCGTCGAGCATCACGCGATATCGCAATTCCGTAGCGAGGATGTCTGCGAGGTAGAAGTCCACCGCCTTGTTAAGCATGTCGCATCCCGCGCTCGCAATAATCGTTTCGATCTTCGAAACCGCCTCGTCGATCGCTGCGCGCTGCTCGTCCGTCAGCGGTGGTGGGACGGCTAACGGCACGGCGACCAGCGGTAAGCACTGTTGTAATAGGCGCGCGAACGCTTCCGCTTTTTGCGCAATCAATTGAACTAGCTCGTGCGCGATCGTCGGCGGCACGCCCCTTTCGATCATCTCGCTCGCTCTGTCGGCCCAGCGACTATTAATCATTTTTCTTGCCGCCGTTGCTTGGGTTGGCGAACGGATCGGCTTGCGCATCGCGCTTCGCGAGCGCTTCGAGGCTGTAGTTCTGTTGCTGAAGATACGGCGACGCGCCTCCAGGCACCGGCGGAAGATTGAGACGGCGGCGCGCTTCGTCAGGCGATTTGATCCCCGCGCTAACGGCATCCGCTTCCGCCTTCGTGAGCGCTGCCATATCCATGCGAAGCAGTCCGTCTAGATCAAATTCAGTATGGTAATCAGCCGGCAATCCTAGTCCTTCGTCGAGGCATGATTCTGCGGACTCGATCAGCGCCTGCAAGCAATCGTTGTAATAAGTTTGCTGGAGTGCTTCGATCGTGTTGCCGATCGGCACCGGTCCACCGAGCTTAAACAACGGGACGTGAAACGCACGTGCGACGTCTTCCACTGTCCACTTTAGCTGCTCAATAAGCTGCGCCTCTTGCGCGGGGATCGTCATGGCTTCGTAACTCAGGCCATTGCCGAGTATCGCCATGCGGCCTATATTCCCGCCGCTGAAATTCTCTTCCCAACTTTCCTTAAGCCGCTTCGCTGTTTCGTCGTCTATTTTTCCTGGCGCAGTGATCATTCCAGACGGACGCGATTGATTTTCGAAAAACTTTGAGGAGTTCGCTTGAATCCGATTTCCTTGGGTCGCCGACATTCCGCAGGCGTATATCGGCGAGACTCCGACGAGCGGATGGAACAGCGCGCATTGAAGGTCGTGAATGATGGCCATCGCTGGGACCACGACTTGCTTGGTCAATCCGGATAAATGATCGACTGAAAGCTGGTAGTAAACGTCGCCGTTCGGCGCGACCAACGGCGTTGTGCGCTGCGCGTCGAGGAGATACAAGTCCGTGACGATCGCGCGACGGTCGCGCTGCTTCAGTGCGTAGGCGTTACCGTGAAGTAATTTCGAGATTACCCATTGCTCAATGAACTTGTTGCGTGTTTGGAACTTGTTGGGCCTATTGAGCACGGACAGGAATGGGCTATTTATAATCTCGCTGCATACACCGTCCGTGTCCTCCTCTGTGAGCTTGATTCGAAGCTTTCCGATGTCGGCTGCGATTAAGGTGACGCATGCGTATACGGCGGAGAAAGCCAACACTTGTCGATTGTTATCGACTTGTATTCCGCGCTGGAACCATCCTCCAGGACCTTCGTTGAGAATATTGAACCATCCGCGATCGGAACTCGGCACGGCGGATAGCGCCTGCGGCGGTTTGAACAAGTTCGATATGAACGTGCGCGCTGTCGTCAATGCTCCCATTATGTTTTGGCCTTCGGGTTGTGGTACAGCGGTCGCTGCGTGATGGCAATGCGCGCACCAGGGCTGATCGTGATCGAGCCGTCTGTGCCGTCCGCGTAGTTGACGTAGATCATCCACGACTCGCCATCTTCACAAAGCGTCACGCTGTGGACGGACTCGATCGGCGTATCAGGCACGAGTTCCACCTTCGCGAATATTTCTTCGAACGATTTCGCGAGCTCAGCGGCAGCATCCTTCATCGGGTCGTCGTCGTGACTCATTTGGATTTCACGGTGAGCTTCCATGAGGCTGGGTCCTGCCCAGGTTTGCCTTGCGGCATCGGTTTCAAGCAAAGCCACATTGACCCGCCGTGCGTGGTCAGCGCGCCGCGTGCGTATAGCTTGCTTTCCGACCAAACGCCTTCGTAACGCACACTCGATTCTTGCAAGTTCTCGACTTTCGATTCGAGCGCCATGATCCTGTGGAAGGTTTCCGAGGTTGCGGTGGGCGATTTCTCGATGAGTTCGTGCACGTCCTGCTTGAGTGATCGCACGTCCATTTCCATCTGGGGGACCACCCTCGCAATCTTCGCCGTCTGGTTGTAGTTGACGTTATTTACCTCAGGCAGCAAAAGTTGTATTTGCGAAATGCGTTCGCCGAATTGGAAGGCGCGCTCTTTCCAACCGTCGTTCACGCGCGAGTCAACCACTTCGCGCTGCAGGGCTGTTACGAGGCGCTCAAGGTTGAGAAACCTCTCGTAAAGGTCTTTTTTCGCTTCCGCGAGCTTGCCGGTCCATTCCTCCGCTAGACGTTCGCCTTGTTTGTAGAGCCACACCGGTTCAGTAAATTCGATCCCTGGCTCCGGCAACGGCGGCGGCATTGCGCGGATGACTGCCCGCACGCGCGCATATTCTTCGCAGCGCAGCTGCGAGTGGTGATGATTGAAATCGGCATCGAGTTCGTCGAGCGCTTCACGTTGATCGGGCCGCATTACCGGTCCTCCCAA